GTCTCCCTGTCGCACCAACACTTTTGCTACCCGCCAGCAAGCTCTAGGACTTTACTGATTTCTTCAGATTGTGCCCTTGCGTGAGGGAGCTCAGAACCCATCAGCTCCTCAAAGGCAAGAACGAGAGGGCTTGTGGGGTACTCAGGGGGCTGATATCTACTGATCAGATCGCGTGTTTGATCTGCATCCATTTGAACGGTGCCCCTCAAGACGAAGCCGATCATGTCGGCATCTTCATTGGAAATGTCTTTCTTGCGCATTAATGGCCTGAGTTGATCCGTGACTTGATCAGGTGTCTGATCTAGATGGAAGCAAGCATCCAGTAGCAGGCTTTGGATGAAGTCCCTCTCACTATGGAGGGCAGCTGTTGAGGGATGCTTTTCTTCTGGCTCCACATAGTTAGGTTTGAAGAAAGCGTAGAGATGTCGCTGATCGACGCCTGTCCATTCGCACATGCTTTCAACTAATGGGCACGTGCCGTCATTAAGCCTGGCAACTTCCGTGTATTGCTCACCGGTCAGCACGATGGACCCGGCAAGGATTCCTCTGACTGTGACGACTGCGCCTTGGCCTGTTGCCTCCTTGAACTTCTTGGCAAAGGCTTGCATGTGATTAGTGGTCAGGAGTTCCCAGAGGGCGTCTTCATGAGAAAGACCTTTCTCGTCTGCAATCGCCTTAAAGCGTTTAACAATTGCCGGGAACACCCCCGCCATTGTCTCATCGGTGTAACTAAGGGGGGGCGAGAAGGGCTGCCTTCCCTCTAGATCCTCTTCTATGAGGTTGCGGATATAGGCGCTAATAGGGCGCCTTTGGGACTTGGCTTCAGCCAAGACCCTGTCGTAAAGCCTTGACGGCATGGAGATAGTGATCCTCCTCGCCTCGGTTTCAGGTGTCATGTAGGGCAGTGCTTGAGATGGCCAATCTAGCCGAGCAATTAACGAGTTATGCAATTTGCATAACTTACTTATAAGTACGTCAAAATCGTATAAACGGATACTACAAGGCTTCTAATGCGGAGATATAAATCGACTAGCCCAATGTACGAGGGAGGTTATTTGGTAGTCAAAAATCGTGAGCTTGCCATCGTACTTGGTATGGAGGAGGACGTTCAGAGGCTGCATGACGAGCTCTATTGGACACCCATCATCGTGACTAAGGAGATGAGAGAACTCGATTTTTTCTATGTAGGCGATATGGAGAACGGCAGGATCTGCTCATCCTTCTACGTGGATCGATCCAAATGGCTAAGCCCTAAGGCTGATTCCTTTTTATGCCAGGGCTGCCCCCTTAGGCCCAAAAAGGAGGGGCGCTGCCATGAGTGCCTTCTGGCGATTCCTGAGATCACAAAGGCAGAAGAGTTGATTGAACCGATAACCTTCACGCCTGAATGCACGATTGCCTTCAATAAAGCCACCACAGGCATTCCCCACGTGTTGCCGATGATCATGAGGGCTGAAGCTTGCTGGTTGAGCCTCCAGTCTCTTGAGGATCTTGCGCTGGGCGATTACACGCGCATGGTCAATGAAGCTATTGCGTCCTATTGGCAGATACGTGAGAAATCAGATTTTGAGCAAGCAGTTAAGAGGTTCGAGATCTTCATGAATAATGAGGACACAGAGCGAGCGGAACTAAAGCGGGGCTAAAAGGGGCCACGACTAGGCAGTCCTAGATTAAAGCTGTCAGCCTTCTAATACCGATTTGTTCTATGTTCCTCATCTTCGTTCTCATAGTGGCCCTGTTAGCGGTCCCTGAACAGACCCTCGATGCCCTCGAGGCTGGTTCTAAGAAAGGTCGTATCGGCCTAATTAATCTCCGCATGCTTCTCGTTGCCCTCTATGAGCACAAGAAGAACGGCGGATCTATCAAGGATTTTTCCTTTATTCCTACTTGGAAGCAAGATGGAAACGACTCTGAGCGCAACTAGTGACAAGCGCTGATCACGCAGAGCATCTGGCTAGAGCTTTGAAAGAGCTCATCCAAGCGAGAGAGCATAGCCTCTCATATCTAAGGACAAGAGCCATCGCGACCCTTAACCACTACAAAGCGGACAGGGCAGAGGCCAAAGTGCAATAGCCACAGCCCCTCTAATAGGGGCTTTTTCCTTGTGGGCGGAATGCTAGCCCTGACGCAACAGGTCTTAAGAATCGATGCATACCGTCAACGTTGATCACCCAACGGATCGATCTGATTTAGTCAGTTACATTCGCCCTGAACTGCGTGACATCGGCACTCAGTTGGACCGCGTAGCTGACTGCTTCTCTGTCTTTGCCGACAATGACCTTGGTGTACGTGAGAGATATCTGCCACAGGAGCCCGGTGAACGCACGACACCATACGAGCAGCGTCTAGGCCGTTCAATCTTTTCTTCTTTTTATCGGGACGCGATCCGTGCATTTGCTGGCCTACTTAGCAACTACCAAATCCATGAGATACCCATATCCATGGAGGAGGCGGACGACAACGTCGACCGTCGTGGATCAAGTCTCAATAAATTCCTAAACAACCTTGATCAATTAGTGCTGCGTGATGGTGGCGCGGCCGTTCTCGTTGAGATGCCACCAGAGACAGTGGATGAAGAGGGGAATTCCCTCGAGACCAGTGCAATGGAGGAGATCGAGGCTGCTCGTGCGCCTTGGCTCGTACCTATTGAGCGTCAGAATTTAATCAACTGGAGAACCACGGTCGTTGATGGTCGTGAAGTCGTCACCATGGCGGTGATCAGAACAGTTGAGGAGAGGGAGGATCCTAAGAACCCATTCGGCACTGTTCTAGAGCCAATCTATTTACTGCTGACCCCTGGTAACTGGCAGAAGATCCGCCTGGTTCGTGGTGCCGGCGGTAAGTGGACAATGGTCATAGAAGGCGAGGGTCAGACGACCTTGCCGGTTGTTCCGATTGTTTGGTATGGAGCTACAGGCTCACAATTTGCTGGTGGTTCATTGCCGCTTAGTGGTCTAGCTGATCTGAGCATTCAACATTTCGCCTTGAGGAGTGATCTAGTTGAACTGATCCACCGCTTAGCTCTGCCAGTACCAGTGAGAAAGGGTGCTCAACAGCTACCCGATGGGAGCTATCCGCCGATGGTATTGGGACCAAATTCAGGGATGGATTTGCCCGGTGCTGATAGCGATTTTTATTTTGCTGAATTATCTGGGTCAAGCCTTGAACAACATCAAGTCGAGGTGGAACACGTTGAGGCACTCATGGATAGGTCCTCTCTGTCATTTATGTATGGCAGTACCGGAAATGGTCGAACTGCTACTGAGGCTGTACTTCAAGGGTCGCAAGTTGCTAGTCAAGTCAGAACACTCATCGAAAACAAGCAAGCAATGTTCGGATTGATCTTGAAGCTATGGACGACCTACATGGCTGAGGATCTAAATGAAGAGTCCGGCCTGGACGTTAATGACAACTTGATTGCCAGGCCGCTAGAAGCTCAGGAGGTCCAGGCTTATCTAGGCCTGTACGCAGGTGATCTACTAAGCCATGAGACAACACTTGGAGAGCTTCAAAAGGGTCAGGCGCTATCTCAGGATATCGATTTAGAAGAAGAGATTGCTCGAGTTACAGACGAACGCAAGGCCCGCGCAGAAGAGGCTATGGAGATAATGCAAGAGACCGGCGGCGAAGATCCTGCTGACTTTGCACCCAAACCAAATGAATCGGAGTCATCGGATGAGAAAGAGTGAAAGACGAAAGGCGCTGGATGGACGATCCCCCAGAGAAGGGGGAGGTTTGTCTAGTGGCAAGGTTGCGTCGTAAGGATGTGAGGAAGCTCTATGAGTCAGTCGACTTTCACTTCACCTTGATGGGCAATGCCGAACCCGAGAACAGGAAGAGGGTGGAGGCCCTACGGCAATGGCTACACATGGCGTTGCTTGAGTTCTCCTTGCACGATTGATGGATCGCGAGAAAGCTCTTCAGAGTCTTCAGGCGGCCCTTTTAGAGGCTGTTAAGACAGGAAATAGGGACCAACAGCAGATGCTGGAACAAGAGATAAGGCAGCTTCAAATAAAAAAGGACGATCAAGCTTAGAAATCTGACAGCCCTAACTTAAAAATGCCCTCGCCACAAAACCACATGGGTCACCACATCACAGAGAAAGAGGTCAAGCGGATGATTGACGCCGCTATTGACCACCACAACAGAACAGCATCACTGATCTCTATGACGATCGGTTTCACCCTTCTTGGTTTCTATGCAGACGGTGTGATGCGTGTCGTCGATCTAGTCATTGCCAACTTATGAACTACATGATCCCGACTCCAGTCGTTGAGCTTCTGGTGATGGTGCTGCTCTATGCCTGGTTTGCTGTGTGGCTTTCGGGTCTATACAAAGAAGAAATCGACGAGTTCTTCAATAAGGACGATGACGACGATGATGACCAGGAAGGCGGAACGCTGATATCTGTACACGCGAACAGGTAGATGCTTCTTGTCTATATCCTGCTTTGCCTAATCTTGTTTCTGCACGTGGTCACTGCTGACTAGACGGAACGCTAGGCGGACTCGAAGAGACCAGATCGCATGTCGACAGGTAGCGACCTAGAAAACACGTCGATCGAGTACATAGACAAGCTCGAGGCTAGATCAAAGACATTGGGCAGCAAGACTGCAGGTGTTCTAGCTAGTGCTGTCGAGCGTGAATTAAGAGAATTAAGAGGTGGCTACGACAAGCTGCTAAGCAGTGGAGGAAAGGATGGTTCTTACACGACAGCGCAGGCCGCAGCAAGGATCCAAAACACTATTGATGATCTAGGGAGTTTAGTCAGCCCGAAGGAGATAAACAGACTTAATCGGCTCTATAAAGACGAGGTAGCCAGGGCTTCGCAGCTAGGCAAGCAAGCCGGCCTAGATCTGAGTAACACTCTCAACGGCAACGACACACTCAAGAAGAATGCACGCGCAAATAGGCGTGCGATAGAAGCTGCCGGCAGAAGGCTCGAGCAGTTTTGGGGGAATGAAAACCAGCTATTCAAGGATCGGGTTACAGCGTTAACCCAGACAGCCCTAGCCCAGGGCAAGAGCTATCGACAGCTGGCGTTGCAGGTCCGCGAGCTTTTAATTCGTGATCAACATCAGAGCGCTAGTTCCCAAGCAAAGAACAAGAGGTATGGCATCAAAGGCCGTGCAGATCTAATTGCACGCACTGAATTGCAGAGTGCATTCATTGGCGGGAGTATCGATCGTTTTCGCCAGCGAGGTGTCGAATGGGTTAGATGGTCTGCTGCTGCGGAGAGGACCTGTCCGTTCTGCATGAGTAGAGACGGCTTGATCTATGAGCTAGATGAGGTCGAGAGTGATATTCCTGCGCATCCACGCTGTCGATGCACGTTGCTGCCATCGCATAAGCCGAAGGACTGGAAGGGGAATCCAAATCAGAAGAAGGATGCAACTGACCAGCTAGACGATGCGTACTGGGCTAAGTCGAGGGCGAAGAAGCTCGAGCAATGGAAAAAGGAGCATCTTCAGAGGAAGCCAAACGATAAGCAAGATCTGAATGCACTATTGCGTCGATATATGGATACGCCAACCAATAGCAGGAGACGTCTACTGGGTACAGATAAGGCGCCTAAACCGCAGTGGATGCCGAGCGGTTCTTTTGTTCCCGATCTTGGTGCCATTGTTGCTGCTATTTCAAGAGCGACGGATCAAAAGAAGAAAGACGCTGCAGAGGAGGGCAATTATCAAGCACTCTCGGCCGTGGCTCTAAAGGCATTAGCCAAGGAGCAAGGCATTCGGGGATATAGCAAAATGAGAAAAGCAGATCTTGTGTCTGCCCTTGAGGGTAAAAATCAACCACAAAAGCTCAATAATGCAAAGGCTGTTGCTAAGGCCAAACGTGCTCTCACGAATGCGCCCGAACGTAATGAGCTTCAAA